ACATCGAACGGACGCAAATCCTGCGCGTTGACCGGGAGAAGCTGGAGCGGCAACTGGCCGTAAACAAGGAACTGCGGGCGAACGAGATTGCCTGTGAGAACGTGCGCAACGGTCGCCCGAGCGGCAATGTCATTCAAGGCGTCGGCCAAATCGTTCCTTCGGGACCGCTCTGGGGGTATCCTGGCCGGCCTTACGCGATCAATCCATGAAGCTGATTCCCTCGTTTCTCCGCCGGTCAAAGCCTGCCGACATGACAGGCGAAGTCATCCGGTCAGTCACCGTTGACCCGAACCATGCGGCCATGATTCGCGAGGCGACCGCGTCCAACCGGAAAACGCTGCGCATGTATGAAGCCGCGCTGACCACCTCGATGACGCAGGATTTCCAGCCGACATTCGGGAGCGCCAATGCGGAAATTGTTTCGAGTCTGGACGTGGTCCGGGGCCGGTGCCGCACGCTTTGCAAGGATGATCCCACGGCCAAAGGTGCATTGCGGGTGTTCAAAAATAACGTGGTGGGTGATGAACCTTTCCCGCTGGACATGCGCGTCGGTTCATGGTCCGCGGACGGGAAGACCTTCACCCTTGAAACGGAAACCAACCGGAAGATCAAAGAGGCATGGGAAGAGGCCGGATTGCCGGAGAATTGCACCGTGCGTCAGGACATGACGCGGATGGAACTTTATCAATGCCTCGAAGCATCGGCGCTTCGGGACGGCTCGGTTTATTTGCGGCATCGGCGGGGCTATCCGGCCAACAAATTCAGCTATGCCGTCGAACTCGTAGAAAGCGACCGGTTGCAGACCCAATACCAGGGATTCTACAATGGGAACCCAATTCGCTTTTCGATTGAGCGCGATTTCAATTACAACTTCCCGGTGGCCTATTGGATTCTGACCCGGCATCCAGGTGACCTGTTTGGCTACCAGGGACGGCCGACCAATCTGTTCCGGGACCGCGTGCCTGCCGCTGACATCATCGCTTTCAATAATTTGCGGGACCGGGCGGAACAGGACATAGGTTTCCCGGAATTCGACAGCGTGGCGAACCCGCTGCATCGAAACAAACAATTCGACATAGCGCACGTCAACGCGGCCATTCGTGCGGCCTGCAAGGCGTTCTACATCACCAAGCAGATTCCCACCGGCATGACCTATTCGGGTGACCCGAATTCGCAGTTTGGGGCGATTGGCTGGGGTGGTGGATTGCCTCCTTCCACGGATCCCAAGACGGGCGGCGCGAACAAGCTCAACACGATCAAGCCTGGCGAAGCGGAACTTTTGGACTGGGGATTCGAGCCCAAGATGCTCGACCCGAAATTTCCAGTGGAGTCCGCGACCTGTTTCAAAAAGGACAACCTCAAGACCACGGCCAGCGGCATGGGGCTTTCATACGCGGCCATCAGCGCGGATTACGAGGGATTTTCATTCTCGACGGCGCGCGCCGCGCAGATACCAGAGCGGGATTACTTCAAGGTCCGGCAGAAAAACCTGATTAATACCGTCGTGCGCCGTCACTTCAACGAGTGGCTAAAATACGCGATTCTATCCGGAGTGCTTCCCGCAGAATGGATTGGCCGGCTGGAGGAATTGCAGAAGGCGGCCGACTTCACCGGCAAGCGCTGGCCCTACATCAATCCGCAGGACGATGCCAAAACGGACATCATGCTGATTGAGGCGAATCTCAAAACACGCGGTCAAGTGTTGCGAGAAAGCGAAGGGTGTCAGGACTGGGAGGAAGTCATCACGGCTTTGGCGGAAGAGAAGAAAATCGCGGAGGCGCATGACATTGACCTGACCCAAGATGTGACCAATCCCACCCTTCCCAAGGGCGAGCCGGGGGCCACGAAAGCGCCGGATGCGCAACCCATAGGACCGGGGGGCAGTTGACTTTCCGCACAATCTTGAAATGCCAGTGCTGACACACAGAGCGGTTGAGATCGACGGCGAAGTTGACATCGCGTCGGGCATCATCCGGCTTTCTTTCGTGTCCGAACTTCCCGTTCTGCGCACCGATTCCAAGGGCGCGAAATACTGGGAAGTGCTGTCCCATGACCCGGGCGATGCCAATCTGGGCCGGATAAACCGGGACGGCATGCTGCTGGCCAATCACGATGAAAAACAGGAGATCGGCGAAGTGGTCAAGGGTAGCGTCCAAGTGGAGGCCGACAAGAAAACGCGAGCCTCGATCAAGATCACCGACCCGGCCTGGAAGGAGCGCATAGCACGGGGGGAACGGCCCGGTGTAAGCGTCGGGGCGATGATTCTATCGACGCTGTCAGAAGCTCCGGGCCCGGACGGAATCCCGGTCAAACGCTTTGCCTGGAGTCCATACGAGATTTCGCTTTTGGACGGCAAGCCCGCGGATGACACGGTGGGGATATTTCGGTCTGCGGTTGACTTGACGACAAAAGTTGAAGACAGAAAAAATTTAACTCCGGAAAGAACAAAACGTATGCCTGAAACAACCACCACCACCGTTGACCCGGCGATCGAGCGGGGTTCCTATCTCGCCGCTGACCGCAAACGAATCGGCGACATCACCCGGATGGCCGACCTCTTTGAGGTGGATCATGGCAAGCGTTCCGGCGGAAAATTCGCCGCCACCATCCGTCAACTCGCGCAAACCGCCTCCGAAAAAGGTGACACGGCGGACTCATTCCGGGCCAATTTCTGGGACGCCTACGCCAAATCGGTTGAGGCCGACAAGGTGACCGAGAAGGCGCTCGGGATCAAGCGCGGTGAGTATTCGCTGGGACGGGCCATCCGTTCCTGTGTGGAACGAAACAAGGCCATGCCGGAGGGATTCGAGTTGGAAATCCACCAGGAAATCTGCAAGCGCGACCTCGGGGTCACGCCGGGCGGTTTCATGGTGCCCTTCTCCGAACCCGAGCAGGACATTCCCATTTCGCGGACCAAGCGCGACTCCCAAGCCACGGTTTTCAACACCGGCGGCGCTTTGGTGCCCACCGAGCTTCTGCCCCCGATTGAGCTGCTCCGGAACCGGCTCATCTCGACGCAGGCGGGAATCCGGATGCTGGCCGGTTTGACTGGCGGCAACATCCTGATTCCGCGTCAGACCGCCCCGGCAACCGCCTATTCCGTGTCGGAAATCGCGACCCTGACCTCAAGCAATCTGCTCCTGGATCAAATCGCGATGGCTCCGCACCGGGCGGGCGCCACCACGAATTATTCAAAGCAGCTTCTCCTGCAAGGGCAGGGTCCGGTGGAAGCCTTGATTTACGACGATGCCATGCAGGTGCTGGCCCTCTACATCGACTTGATGACCATCGCGGGCAGCGGGTCCAATGACCAGCCAATGGGCATTCTCCAGACGCCCGGCATTGGTTCGGTTCTGTTTGGCGGAACGGCCACTTACTCGAACATCATCAACTTCGAGAACTTTCTCGACATCAATAACGCGGATTCGGACGCCTCCTGCTGGGTGGTTACTCCGGCCGTCAAGAACGCATGGAAGAAAATCGCCGTCGCGCTCACGGGCTCGACCGTCATCGGTGGAGTGCAGAACGCCCTGTGGGTTGGCAAAGGCCGGGACGGTGAAGTGGCCGGTTACCGGGCCATGTCCACCAACCAAATGCCGAACAACCTCGCGCTGTTTGGCGACTTCTCGTCCTGCATGATGGCTATGTGGGGCGGGTTTGACGTGGTGCTCGATCCCTACACCCTGGCCAAACAGGCCGAATACGTCCTGACGATGAACACCTGGTTCGACATCGCGCTGCGGCATCCGCAGAAATTTTGCGCCAGCGCTGACGCGGGCAACCAATAAGCAACCAACCGACCCAATCCATAAAAAATATGTTCAAGAAACTCACTCTTATCGGCGCGCTGCTCACGGCCTGCCTGCCCGGCGCGTTCGCGCAGTCCGGGTTCGACTATTACCAGGTTCCGCGAACCATTGTCATCACCGCGGCAACCAAGTTCACCGGCTCGACGGTCTGGTCGAACAACCCCGTCGATTTGCATGGCTCGGTCGGCATAGCCAAGGTGGACATCGCCGTTTACACCAACGGCGCGGCCGGGAAGCTGGACATCAGCGGTTACACCAGCCCGGACCTGACTAACTGGACACTGGTGGGAAGCTGCTCGGTGGTCTCCAACACGACCAGCTTTAATTACACCAACTCAACCTACATTTCGGCAGGCAACACCAATCCGATTCTGGCGACCAACATCCTGGCTTATCCGTTCCTGGCCACGACTCCGGTGGCCTCATCCGCCGGGTTTGCGACCTTATATCCGTTCCCTTATCCGTTCACCAACAGTTTCGTCATTGACGGATCGAAGGGCGGCACATTCGAGTTTGGATTCAACGCGCAGGACATTAACCGATACTTCAGCCTGCAATACGCCGGGGCCTCCACCGGCACCAATTTTGTCGCCGCGTTCATCACCATCCGAAAACAGCAATAACCCATGAAACTCATTGCCAAAGCCGGTTTCCGAAACAACATCGAGCCCCCCCTGGAGATCGACAAAGCCAAAAACAAGGATCATGTCCACAAGGGGGCCATCTTCGAGTATGGTCGCGGTGCGACACTCAAGGAATGCTCCCAGGCGGAGCAGCGCATCATCGGACAACTGGCGCTGGCCGGTTGCATCGCCGACGCAACGGACTCCAAGATTGTCAAACGCATTCAGGATGAAGTGGCCCAGGAGGCCAAGACCGAAAAGAACATCGCGGAGCAGAACGCGGGCATGGCCGGCAAATAATTTTTGTGGGTGCATGTCAAGCCGCCGCGCCGGGTACGAGACGGCGCGGCGGCCTTTCACTTTGTGAATCCCTACCAAATACATGCCGACGCCATCCAGGCGGTGCAGAACGAGCTGGGGGACGAATGCCCGATGATTGTGTTTCAGACCAAGAATCTCAAGATTCTGCCCGGGAGCGCGCACCAGACAAAGGATTTGCAGGAGGGAGGATTCCAGTTCAACTCGGACTTCACTTTCACGATCCTGGTCTGCACGCTGATTGCCGCGAATCTGACTCCTTCGGTTACGGACGCCGAATCAGCCAAGCTGACGCTCCTGCAACGCGAGATAGGCTATCTTGGCGGGCGCTACAAGGTGTCTGCGGCCAGCATCACGGCAGGCGGACTGTTTCTCCAAGTGGAAGCCGACAGCCTCAACATCCGGCCATGATCACCCCGACGGTCACCATCGATGCCAGCGGGTTAAATCGCGGACTGGCTTTGGCGGCGCTTTACACGCGCAAGACCCCGGCTCGGGCGTGCAAT